GCATTTGTTATATATTTTTATTTTTTTTTATTACATTTATAAGAATGGATAAATGTAATATTGTAGATAATAGAAAAACATTTACAAGATTATCTTTTTCCAATCATAAAAAGAATAAGGTCATTGAAGAACTAATATCGTGTTTATATTATAAAAAAAGAGACGAAGCTTTACATTGGGACTGCTGAGATGATATGCAGTTTATATATATTTGATTTATGGAAAATATATATAGTATTTTACTGTAAATATATACATGTTCATAATGTAAAAATTCCTATTTACTTGTCTAAAAAATTAGAAGAATTCAAACATATACATCAAAGTATTAAAAATGATATGGATATGAAAAACAATGATGATATACGTAATCTATTTTTTACCATTACTATTATTTTATGTGAGACAAAAAATGAAAATACTTTATCCAATAAACCACTTGTGTTTAGTTTAGAAGGTATATATGATAATTTAAAAGCGGACCACATAGAACATATCAAACCATTTTTTAAAGAAGGAGACCCTAAAGAATATTATATTCCAATGAATGAATATGTATATCATATAAATATAACAAAAGACGTCACCAGTATTTTTTATTGGATTGATTGGATCATTGAATACGATATTTACTTAAACAAAAAAAAGAAAAGTATATTTATTCAGAACAGGTCTTTAGTAGATTTTAAAGATGACAAAAAAATAAAAATATAATATGGTTATTATGGGATATTGTAATTCAAAATTCTAAATCGTGTAGTCCATTAATTCAACAGGCTATCATGTCTCTATTTCGTCTTTTTCAAATAAAATATAAAGTCACTAATAATAAATCATTCAAATGTTTGTTGTATGTATCTATTCATTTAATTCTTTCCAAAGAAATAAACACTCAAATAAAATTAATTGAAAATACAAGTTTATTTCAAAATCTATATAACAATACCCAAATTATATTTGAGGATATAAAAAAGAAAGAAGTCTGGATAGAAGAAGTCAAAACCGAAAAACAAAAACTATATGATTCGGTATATAAAATATAATAAATATATTAAATGACGCTTAGTAAAAAATACGAAGAAATGTATGGAAACAATGCGAACTTTTCAAATGAAGTAAATAAAAATGTATTGAATCAACGTAATAATTATACAAATAATGATTTTAATGACTCTACGAATAACTATGTAACAAAAAACAACTCAACCAATAACTATTCCGAAAAATCCTATAGGAATTACCCAACTGAACCTTCTTATGAACTACCAGTATTAGAAACTGAATCTTCTTCATGGATGTTTTATACATTTTTATTGTTTTGTTTTAGCTTGTGTCGTGGGTTCTATTATTTATTTCAAAGATAACCTAATTGATTATTATAATAGGTTTATAAAACCAAACCCAAATATAAATAATGAACTAAAACAACTTAATAAAAGTATTAAAAAGGAAAAGGAAATCCGCAAAAAAAAGAAAAGGAAAAAGAAACCAACAAAAAGAAGGAAACAGGTGGGATTCGTCAATTATCTAATCAAATTAATTATAAAAGTAACCAAATCGCAAAAGACGACGGTTATTGTTATATAGGATATGATAAAGATATGAGGTCTTGTGGAGAAATATATGAAGGTCAAGTATGTATGAGTGGTGAAATATTTCCATCTCTAGAAATGTGTATGTTTCCAAGATTAAGAGAATAATTATAATTTATCTACAAATGGAATACTTGTGTCATAAACAATTGGATTACAAGACCCAACCTTTGTGTTACAATTAAGAATGGCATTGGTGTCTCTTAATTGTTTTAATTTAGTTTGACTTATTTTTTTTGGATTATTTAAACCAATATTTTGTTTATATAATTCATTTTTAGTAAGACTATTATCTTTATATTGTAGGGATTCTGCTTTACGACGCATTTTACGTGTTTCATAATCGTATCTAGTAAAATCTGTATTTGCTCCTGTTGTTCTACCAATTCTAGTACGAGCATATGGATCATCATATATTTTCAATCCTTCACGATTCTTATATTCTCTTAAATTGGATAAAGCCAAATATTCAGGATTCCCTTGTGGAAATTCGTTATTTAGTGAATTACTAATATCTACAAAATTCCAACGAGTAGCTGATATATCATCAATGTAAACTGTCCTAGACAATGTGACTAAGGATATATCTTTCAATAATATGTTTCGAAAAGACATTATATATAATTGTTTTATTTATTCTCATTTTGATTATTCTCATTTTGATTATCGCGTGGAGTTTCAGGTTGAGTTTCAGGTTGAGTTTCAGGTTCTTCAAATAATTCTTTACGAATTTCTTCTAGTGAAGCATTTACTCCTAATGTTTTTTCTTGTGTATTCATATTTTCAATAGAAATAAGTTCACCCTTTTCATTGATACTTTGGGTTAATTTATTATTCAAACTTCATTTTGCCTTTTTCATTATTTTGTTCAATGGTCATTTACCTTAGACTCTTTTACTCTAGTTTCAAAATTTAATTTTGCTTTATCTTCATTTTTCTTTTTCTCGTGCATCAAATCGTTTAGCTCTTTTTCTAGGTAATTTACATTACCAGTTTTGTATGCTTCAGGATGATAAGGTAACCATGTTCCAACCGGACCAACGTATACATCATGATTTGAGTCACTTTCTCGCAACATTTTACAACGTAATTCTGCTTCTTCTTGAGTTGGAAAGACACCACGTACCTTCAATCCTCGTACACTTGTTTGAAACGAATGTTCTTTAGAGAATTGCTTTTCTAGAGCGTCTTCATTTTTATCTACAAAATTTTTATAGTCGTCGGAGACATCATTTTTTAGGGTACTTTTGAATGTATCAACAAAGGACTCGTATTCTTGATTGAGCTCTTCGATAGAAATATTATATTTATGAGAAACAAAATTAATGAATTCATTAAACTTGGTCATCGATTTATTTGTATCATATTGAGAGACAAATTCCTCAAAATAAAATAATTCCTTTTTCTTAATCAAGAATTCAGGAGAAACAAAGGATAAACAAACGAATTTTTGTTCTGAGATTGGTCTATCTTCTTCTAATAAATCTACATTATTCATTATGGTTAATTGTTTTTTCTATTTATATATTTTTTTCTGTTTATTAATTATAATGTTAAATGTAAAAGAATTAATCAAACGCGTTATAAAATATCTAGTGGAAGGATTGATGGTATCTATTGCCGCATATGCCATACCTAAGCAAAGTCTAAAATTAGATGAAATTGTTCTTATCGCCCTTGTTGCTGCAGCAACATTTAGTATTTTAGATACTTATATACCTACTATGGGTGCTAATGCTCGAACCGGGGCTGGATTTGGTATAGGCGCAAATCTAGTAGGGTTCCCAGGTGGTTTATAAAGTAGGTATAAATTCCCAATCTAAATCTATGCATATATTTTTCCATATTTCATCTTGTTCCACTTTTTTTTGTTCTTTTAACATTGGAAAATGTGGTAAATAAGCCATTTCACCCAACAACTCACACAATTTATATAAGGTATAATAATAATTCAAAAAATTTACTCTATCGTTTGGACAATATTTAGAATAAGGAATTTGTATATCCATAAATAAATTACATAATGTATCTTCTAATTTAGGACTCATTACAGGTGGTTTTATACCCAGTCGGTCTTTTATAAAGGTATATGTTCATAATACTTATTATGTCCTAGCTTCTTTAGGATTTCTTTTGTTTTTTGTTGGTCAATTCATATAATTCAATACGCTCTTTTTTACTTGGCTTTCGATTTGCTTTATGATGTCTTCAGGTATATCGGTAGACTCCTTTGCTTGAAATTGAGACAAAATCTCACGAAAATGGTTGATTCTTTTATAAGCATAAAATGATATTTCTTTAGGAGGGTCTTTGTAAGAAGGTTTATCATTATCCACAAAAAAGGTTTCATTGTTAAAACAATTATTACACAACAAAATACCTTCCATCATTAATTTAATCATTTCACCTTTGTTGCATTTGCTACAAATATTATTATCATACATGAAATCATTTATATTTGATATTTACAAAATATTTTTTTTTATATAATTTTGTATACTTTTATTTAGAGAGTTTGTACTAGTATCTTCAATCTTTATTAAAAAAATCGTTGAATAAGTTTTTTAGGATTTTATTTTTTTCGATTTGTTGTTTGCATTCAAAATAATTAAATAAATCAGATGAATTGTTTTAAAAAAATATTTTTTTTTTCTTGTTTCGTAGTGTTTTAATTTTTGGAGTTCCAAATGATAATTTTCATCATCATCATTATATTTAGACATATTGGACAATAGTTTCTTTTCGGACTGATTTAAATCATTTAGATATTTTGTATATAAATTATCTATGGTAAGTTCTTTATTCATTACTATATCTTAAATAGTTTATTTTATATAATAACAATCTAAATATACATTATGGATAAGAAGACTCTTTTTATGTTGAATGCAAAAAAAAATGGTTGGAGAGTAAAGAGAAAAACGTCAAAAACATATGTATTTATAAAAGAACTGTGTAGCGAACATTATTCGTGTAATTATTTGAATAAGTTCTTATATCAAAATTTAATTAAATAAAAATTCATTTTTTTTTCTTTTACTATTTTATAGAATGGGTGGAGGACTTATGCAATTAGTAGCTTATGGCGCACAAGATGTATATCTTACAGGTAATCCACAAATTACCTTTTGGAAAGTAACTTACCGTAGACACAGTAATTTTGCTATGGAATCCATTGAACAAACCTTCAATGGTCAAGCTGATTTCGGTCGTCGGGTAAATTGCACTATTTCCCGTAACGGTGATCTTGCTTACCGCACTTATTTACAAGTTACTTTACCAGAAATTAACCAAAATCTAAATAATAGTGGTAGTGTATATGCTCGGTGGTTGGATTTCCCTGGTCACCAATTGATTGAACAAGTAGAAGTAGAAATTGGTGGTCAACGCATAGACAAACACTATGGCGACTGGATGCAAATCTGGTGCCAGTTGACCCTTGACAAAAATCAAGAAGCTGGTTACAAGAAAATGGTTGGTCAAACCACCCAATTGACCTTTATGACCGACCCATCGTTCGCAGATGTAGATGGACCTTGCGATTCCAATGCCCCAAGACAAGTATGTGCTCCTCGCAATGCTCTTCCTGAAACCACCTTGTATGTTCCTCTACAATTCTGGTTCTGCACTAACCCTGGTCTTGCTCTACCTCTTATTGCCCTTCAATACCACGAAGTCAAAATCAACCTCGATTTAAGAGCCATTGATGAATGTCTGTGGGCGGTAAATAGTTTGTCGCCAGATTCGTCGTCAGACGTAAAAGTAACCTCGGCTTATTCTCAATCGCTTGTTTCGGCGTCGTTGTATGTAGATTACATTTACCTAGACACGGATGAGCGCAGACGTATGGCTCAAAATCCTC